TGTTATCAATTTTTTCAATTAACAATCCTTCATTACCGACTGTATTTCTAATCAAGCAATTTTCTTTAGGGTCTGAAAATTTTGTTCTTCTTATCATCACAGATTTTGGATCAATCTGATACCCTACGCTTTTAACAAAGTTTTGTTTCCAACTATTCTTATACATCTCAAACACACGGTCTTCTCCTAGATTACTCATAAAATAATCTAAGTTGCTGTTGATGTGTTTGAAATAGAATTGTTTTCTCTCATCTAATAGTCGTTTAGCATTACCCCACCAAGATTTAAGATCTCGCTCAACAGCACCTTTAATTTTGTCTTTGAATTTTTTCCTCATTTTTTCTAAATTATATTTAGGTTTTTGTTTTTCAAAGATAACATACGAAATCACTTCGCCTGCACACTCTTCGTTTTTCCAAAGAAGTTTAAGAGCACCGAGGTGATCAATTTGGCTCACTAAAAAGTGACTGATTTCTTTATCGTTTAATAGAAGTTTCATACGGATACCTGTTAATAATTCTCCAAGCAACTCCGCTGGAGATTTCTTCTAATGTAAATTGACCATAAGCGATAGAACGACAATGTCTTAATATATCAGCTTCGCTGGGCCTAAGAGGATTTTTTAATTGTGTTAAATCATAACTGGCTAATGGACTGGCAGCACAAGGCACAGAAATAAATGCCGGAATACCATATAACACCGACTCAAGGGCAGCTATGCTATTAAATGCTACTGTGGCATATACTCCACTGTCGAACGCATCATATATCGAATATCCATTGTTTCTTTCGCTGCGAGAACCCTTCATTCTAACTTCGATAGGCAAATCTATATTTGCTTTGATAGCATTTGTAGTTTCTTCTACCCAGGTATCATAATCAACACCGTAAAACTTACAGGCTTTAGGATTAGGCATAACTAATAATATTTTTTTATTATAATTTTTCCAACCTTTCCATTTTAATCTTGGGTCCTGTTTAACTAGGTCCTTCCACCGATCATCGGGGACGTCAAACGATTGATCATGCTGTAGGCCATTCTTAACTATTCGATGCCACTTCTTTTTTCCTGATGTATTTCCGGGACTAGGAAAATTTCCTAAATATCCAGTATCAACATAATAGTAATCTCTTTGTTGATCGATACATTTATAAATGTGATCTTTTTTAATCACACCCCTAACAACTAAAGGCCTTGATTGATCCTCGCTATCAGCCGTAACAATATTACCAGAACCTATAGATAAAAAGTTTTCTATCGAATCATCGTTCATTTTCTAACATCTCTTTAGCTTTGCCGTTTCTTAACTCACTAACATGGAATTGACCATATGCAAGGTGGCATCCCCATGCATATAATTTATCGTGATCTGGATAATATGGAGTTTCTATTTTGCTTAGGTCTTGTAATGTTACAGGACTAGCAGCATGTGTTGGCGATAGCGTAAATGCAGGAACACCATGAAACACACTTTCAATAGCTGCGACACTGTTAAATGTTACTAATGCAAATACATCGTCGTCTAGTGCTTCTTGTAATGTGTTATGAACTACCCTATCTATCCGCTGCTTGGCCCTATCTCTTACTTCAACAGGCCTGTCTGTATATTTTTTAATTTCGTTGACTGTATCTTCGACCCACTGATCTAATTCTAAACCATAGTATTTCATAGGTTTTTCGTCGGGTTTTGCGATTAGTATTTTTCTACCGTTCTTCTTCCAGGGATTAAATTTTTTATTAAAATGTTTAAATCTATCATCGGGTCTTGCTATAATATCGTGATGCTGTAGATCATTTTTAACGATACGATGCCAATATTTCCAACCGTTAGGATTTGATTTAGTTATTTCGTTACCGAAGTATCCAGTATCTACATAGTAAAACGTTCTTCCTATTTTGAGACATTTTTTTATGATTCTTTTTTTAAGAATGCCCCTTAACACTATAGGATCTGTTCCTTCTTCGGGATCGAATCTTGCAGGATCGACGGTTTTCTCGCCACACCCTGCTGCAAAAAGATTTATATAATCGTCCTCGTTGCCTTTGCTAAGAAATACCCATTTGCTCATTTTAACATTTCTTTAAGATATTTTTTCCAGACTTTATGATAGTCGCATCTGCGATAGTCTTTGAACCAAGGTCCGCCTTCGGTATAATGCAATGCCTTAGGAGAACCGTCTTTAGGTTCTTCATACCAACCAACTAACCAATTCCACTCCGGAGCTAGTTCTCCAATTTCTGAATCTTCAAGCCACTGGAATCTGTGCAGATATTGTCCAGTTTGTGAATTAACAACATCTGGTGTAATTTGTTTATTAGAAGGATGGCCGCAGTTCCACAGAATTGTAGAACTCCAATTTTTTCTTGGATAAGGTAATTGTTTACAACCGTCCATCTTTAGGCCTTCTTTTGGCGTATAATCATGTTTGACTACCATAACAGCATATTGATCATCTGCTTGATCGAACAATTTTTTGACATCATCAACAAATACAAAGTCGCAGTCTACAAATACTGCCCAGCCCTTGTAATCTGCCAAATACGGTGCTAAGAATCGTGTAAATGTAAATTCTGTAGAACTTAATGGATCAGCGGCTCGTGTATAAATTCCAGCTTCTCTTAATTCTTTTTGTTTTAAAGGAATAACTTCAGCGTCCGGTTGATGTTTTAATATACTGTATTCGCATACTTGATATGCAACATCTTCTCTAATATCATAACCTACGAATACTTTCATTTTCTTTCTATATCCTCTTCGTCACAGGCTTCGCCGTATTGTATCTCTACAATCTTTACCGGATAATCATAAGGGTTTGTTAATTGATGCCATTCTTTAACAAGGATATCTAATTGATCATGTTTTTTAAGCATCACTGGCGGTAATCGATAACCGCCGGGCATATCTCTGTTTACATCGGCATTACCGTCACTCACTATCCAAAACTCGGATCTTTTAAAATGCCGTTGCATACTTAGACTCTTTCCTGGATCAACTGTTAGCTCTTTAACTTTCATTCCAGGAACCTCGTGAAGCACACGATAATATCCCCATTGCCGTTCTGTTTTAGGAGCTTTCCATTCTTCTAATATCCAAGAACTAGAATTCATTTTGTTTTCTCCGCCAACGCCGAACACAAATTCTATATTGTCTACATCGGTATCCATTTCCGGAATATTTTCTTTAGTTCTATCGCCGCCGTTAGCAAAAACAATTTTATAATCGGGCCATGTTTGGCGACATAATTTAATAGCATGTTTAGCACTATTGTCGTCGTCGTTAAATTCTATAACAAAGTCAACATCTTTTAAATTTTTAACTATAGTCATGCGTTCGTGAAACGGCATAAACGACCTGCCTTTTTTACGAACAAGCCATTGATCAGAATTTATTCCTACAACTAATATGTCGCCTAGTTGTTTAGCAGATTTAAAATAAGAAATATGACCGGAATGTATTGGGTCAAATCCTCCAGTAACCAAGACAAGTGTTTTCATGCAGATATTTATCTACCCAGATAATGGTAAATATCGAAGTTGGAGGAATGATGGAACTAGAGCTAGCAAAAAAAATATGTAGGATCGAACAACAAAAAGAATTAGCTAATTCTGTTGGAATGACCGAATGGGCAAAATATTTAGACGAAGATCAATTCTTATTAGAAAAAATAGAAATTTTTAATTTATTGAATCTTAATAAACATACAAATCTTCGAGTATTAGACATCGGTGCAGGATTAGGACATTTTGGTTCTCTATGTCAGTATCATGGGCATCAATACCTAGGAACATCTTTTGGCAGAACTTCGAACACACTAACTCCATTCCACAAAGATGCAAATTTAGAAATATCCGAGTGCGGAATATTTCCTAATTATGAAAAAAAAATTCCCAAGGGCCCCTGGGATTGTATCGTAATGATAAGAACAACGTTCGAATTAAACGAGGAATGGTCTTCCGATGATTGGAAAGAATTATATCATATTTGTATGGAAAATTTAAAATCCGGAGGTCAACTTTTTATAAAAAGTAATCTTGCTGTTGAATTAAAAAGAAAATACGGAAGATTAGAAACTCAATGTTGGCAAAGAATGATGGAAGCATTTCCTAACAAAAGCCCATTACCACAATGGAGTTGGGCCACATGGCACTGGATTAAAGAGTAGCGTCTTCTAGGCCAGAGACTCTGAGTTTTACAATATTACTTAGATGCCATTGTTTTTGGTCTAAGGCTTTGATAATGCCTAGCCATTTATTTCTTAATAGGGCAAAGTCGTTGATAATTTTCTCAAAATCTACAACGTCAGCCTCGCCTTCTACAAACTTTTCACAGTCTCTAGAGCTTAACTGACGTTGATAATTTTCAAGATACTTGCGGAAGTGTTGACTACGAAGTCTACGAAGTTCAATGTTAAGATATTCAAGGATGCCTTCAATTTCTTGAAGTTGATTAAAACGATTTTCCACGATACCTGGCATCTGCGCAGAGGCTTTCTCGATATTTCCCGCTATACGGGTATCTTGTTTTGCTTGAATTAATTCAGCTTCATAATAGGCCACAGCATCGGGAATATTGCTTATATCTTTGCTAACCTTGTCATACCAATTCATTTATTCCTCATCTTCGTATCTATCGTAGTCATCATAATCTTCTTCAATCTCTTCGCCGTCGATCGAATAATTTATAGCATCATCGAGATATGGGTCAACCCCTAAAAGATTTTCTAATACCGTATCCTTGATACCATAATCAAGTAACGTATTAACAAAATCATATGCTACGTCTTTTCTAGCTTTTTCTGGAATATGCTCTACTACAGAATTCCAAAGGTCGGCGATTAAATCATCTTTCATTATTGGGTCTCCGTTTCAGGTTCAACTGTAGTAGTTATCTCAGAAACAGATTTTTCGCCATGATTTGAAATGTCAGACATGACTTGATCTAAACATCCACCTTCATTGCGTTCCCACTCTTTGCGATAGAATTTAAGAATCTCTCCATCACTAGTTACATAAGAAAGTCTATTACCATCTTTCTTAAGCATACCTTTACCTTCAGCAAGATCAACTAATCCGGAATACGGATTCATACCGGTTTCATAAGGGATCTTAACTTGAACACTCTCAAACGGTTTAGCGTAACGAGTTTTCATGATTTTACAAGCGGCCCTGATACCTTTGACTTCTGAAATCTTATTACCATCTTCATCTTCTTTGAGCTTGAGTTTTTTCATAGCTACAACGATAGAACTTGCATAAATGAAACCTTGACCTCCGGAGATCTTGTCATCTGGATCGAACATATCTTGTGAAGCGTATGTGTGATTAGTAGCTACTAATCCAACATTAGCTGAACCAAACATGTTTACACAGTTACGAACAAGTGCTGTCAGTGCCTTAGGCTTACGACCCATGTCACCTTTCAAGTCACCTGCTTCGAACTGATTAACATCCGTCGGAGTCAATAACATTCCTAGCGAGTCGATAATGAATAAGACCTTAGGACGATCTTCTTCAGCCATTGCTT